CGTTTTATTAACAACTCATACCCCCCGGCATGTGGTATACTATATACATAGCAAGACGGCAACTTGCTACTTGATGATGACTAGCCAAAACTCTACACATTAAAGGAGAAACTATTATGGTATTCGGAAAAAACAAAGCAAACGGCAACAAGCGTAACGACCTTCCCAAGTTCATTCTCAAAGGCAGAAACGCCACTATCAGCGGCGCAAAGTGTATCAGCGATAAGTGTATTGTTTTTACGTTGAATGTTGACGGCGCAAGTTTTTACGGTTTGCGAGTAGTAGCCGGAAAAAAAGGTGCCTTTATTTCGATGCCGCAGAATCAGAGAAGAGACGGTAAGTACTACGATATGTACAAGCTTTTTCTCGAAGAGGGGGAAGTTGAAAAGGTAATTGAGGCGGTTGCTAGCCATTATGTAGACAAAGATGAAGTCGCTGACTACAAAACCAAGGTAAAAGTGGAGGTATAAGTACAACATGAGCAAGCGAGAGAAACTAGCTCTTGACTTGTACACAAGTGAGGGATGGTTAAATATACCATCCCTCGCATCTGTACAAGCATGGTGCATAGTGGTTATCGGCAAACGTCAAGTAGGTAAAACCTACGGAACATTACAGTATATTCTACAGCAGGGCAAGCCTTTTGTTTATATGCGGCGCACGGATACGGAATTTCAAGCAATCACAAGTGACCCCGGCTTGAATCCGTTTTCACCGTTTCGAGTTGGAACGAATCATGTTGGTATTGAAAAAGAGGGTAAAATCTCTTATAAAATCGGAGAAACCGAAATGGATGAGAACGGCGTACCGCACGTTATCAATCGACTTGGAATTGGCTTGACCTTAACCAGTATAAGCCGAATCCGCGGGTTTAACGGGTCGATTTTTACAGATGTTGTCTATGATGAATTCATCCCGGAAAAAATCGTGGTACAGCGCAAGGCAGAAGGTGACGCTCTATTAAATGCCTATGTCACTATCAACGGCAACAGAGAACTAGAAGGCAAACCACCGTTGCGGCTATGGCTACTTGCAAACGCGTTTGACATCGGCAACAACGTATTACAGGAGTTTGGAATTGTTGAAACAGTGTCAAGCATGGGCAAGAAAGGTGAAGAGTACAGACTACTTGACACGGGGGTGCTTGTAGTAATGCCAAAATCCGATGGCATCAGCAAAAAACGCGGAGAAACTGCTTTCATCCGGCACATGAGCCGTAACAAAAATAATAAGTTCTATCGGATGGCAATGGAGAACGAATTCAGCTATAACGACCTCGAGCAAGTTCGCGCAATGTCGTTGCGCGGTATGTCTCCGGAGTTTGCCGTTAAAGATAGTTTTTACTGTTACAAATACGACCGCCTGCACTGGTATGTATGTACAAGTTCGTTTCAGACTTATAAAACATACGCAGACAACAGCACAGGCAAAGCACAATTTTTCAAAGACTATCCGTTATTTCAAGCCGCTTATTCTTTGGGTCAAGTTTACTTTTCAGACGTGAGCACGTTACTGGCATTTCGGAAATTTCTTGACATAAAGGCGTGAGCCTGCTATAATAGAGGCAGCGGGAACGTCCAAAATAACAGCGGCCCGGAAGGCCGTGGGCGCGCATACTGTTATTGCAAATTCCCGCTTTATATGGTAACCGCGCTTAGCGTAATATAAAGGAGGATTTTATCATGACCGAATTTGTACAGATTGTCAAAGATGTGGGATTTCCGATTGCGGCTTTCCTTCTGATGTGGTACCAGTCGAATACCACCATCAAGGAATGTACGCAGGCTATTAACAATCTCACGTTGCATCTGCAATGCACGGAGGAACACAACGAATGAGTTTATATATTGTTTTTGGTGAAGAGCTTAGTAATCTAGAGGCATACAAGCTCTATAGCATTTGTACGCGCCTTGCAATCCCATATTACAGTGAATACGTTACGGGGACTGCAAGGCAGAAACAGAACGTCGCAATTGGCCCGCTTACGAAGGGTGATATTGATGATGTGATTGACCCTAAATCCAAAATGACAGCCTGGAGGTTACAGAATGAATATTGAAGATGTTTTGGTACTTGCAAGAGCCGGTTATAATGCGGAGCAGATTAGTACCCTTGCGCGGGGCATGAACTCCGCTCCGGTAGCACCCGCAGACCCCGCTCCGGTAGCACCCGCAGACCCCGCTCCGGTAGCACCCGCAAGCAGCAACGCAGAGTTGCTCAATGCAATTAAAGGGTTGGAAACCACTATTAAGGGCTTGGCTGTAGCAGCGACCAGCCAGCCCGCTCCGAAAAGTGAAACTGTTGATGATATTATTGCAAGTATCATCAACCCACAGTAAGAGAGGTGCAAAACAATGGCGCAGAATGACTTATCTTTTAATCAGGTTGCGACACTGCTAAATAGTATCCAGTCGCAGGTGACAGGCGGAGCCGTTATTACTGCTACTGATACTAGTACGTTTGTGCAGTGCGCTACGACTACATTAAAAACAGGTTATGACCCCGTTTTCAATGCAGTTAATCAGTTGTTGAGCCGAACAATTTACAGTATTCGGCCTTATAACGCCAAATTTAGTGGCATTCGTGCTAGTGAATCTGCATATGGAAACCACGTTCGCAAGCTGGCTGTAGTGGACAATCCGGCGGTAAATGATGGCCGCTATGCCTGGCCTAGTGCTTATGATTCGTCCCATACCGGCAACGCGGACGGCAACGGCCAGAGCGTTGACCAGCAGGTTATCCGCAAGAATTCAATTTTGCAGACGAATTTGTACGGCGCAAACGTCTACAGCGATTACTACACGATTTTCCGTGATCAGCTTGAATGCGCGTTCAGCTCTCCCGAAGAGCTTGGCCGCTTCTGGACTATGATTACTCAAAATCATCTTGATTTGCTTGAGCAGTGGCGCGAGGATTCTGCCCGCGTTGCGCTGATTAACTTTATCGGTGGTATCCTCGATGAGAAGAACAACGCTCGGGTTGTGCACTTGTTGTCGGAGTACAAGACCCTCTGTGGAGATGACACCTTAACGGCACAGACTATTTACAAGCCTGAGAATTTCAAAAGCTTTATGCAATTTGCTTATGCACGAATGGGAACTGTAAGCCAGATGATGACAGAGCGCAGCGTACAGTATCAGACTGTTATTAGCAACAAGCCTGTGTCCCGTCATACTCCGCTGGCGGACCAGCGGTGTTACGTCCTTACGCAGTCCATGAAGTACGCGGAGGCTATGGCCCTTGCGAACACTTTCAAGGATTCGTTTGTGTCGCAGGCCAAGGGCAGCATTGACATGGAGTATGTTAATTTCTGGCAGTCCATCGAGACCCCCGACAGCATCAATGTAACGCCGTCGTATATCAACGCAGCAAATGGCGCTGTAAAAATTGCGGCTGCCGACGTGGAGCAGACAGGAATCTTTGCAGTGCTGTTCGATAAGGACGCACTCGGTTATGCGCCTACGCAGGCATGGAGCCAGCCCGCGCCGTTCAACGCACGCGGTGGCTACACGACGTTCTGGGTGCATGAGACCGAAAAAGTCTGGAACGACCACACTGAGAAAGGCGTTGTCTTCCTGCTGGACTAATTCCTTAATAAGGGGGTGGAAACACCCCCTTCTCCTTTTATAATGAGGTGATTGTATGCAAGCTACATTTTTCATTTTTGCAAAACGTGTCAACAGTACTGCCCGCCCCGCAGGCGGCACAAATTTGAGCATTACGCTTAAAGGGGATTGCAGTATTATCAATCCTGTGCTTGTAATCTCCGGTATCGCAGACCCTACGCAGTATAATTACTGTTATGTTCCACATTTTCATCGATATTATTTTATCTCTAACTGGACATGGGTTGCTGGATTGTGGCAGGCATCTTGCATATGTGACGTACTCGCGTCTTATCGGACAGAGATAGGCGCGAGCACGGAGTATATTGTGCGGTCGTCTGCACGCTATGATGGCCGAATTATGGACACCATGTACCCCGCAACGACTGTACCAAATGTACGCAAAACTCCCTTTGAAACCGGATTTCTGAAACCCACCGGAGCAGACCCCGGTATATATGTGCTTGGCATTGTAAGTAAAAACGCCAACAGCTTTGGCGGTGTAACCTATTATGCGTTAAGCTCCGGCAATATGCGCAAACTGATTCGAAATATGCTAACGGACGTTGACTTTACAGGAGTGAGTGAAACAGAAATCAGCGCGGCGCTGGAAAAAGTTCTGTTTGACCCCACGGAATACATTAAAAGTTCGGTCTATATCCCCTATACAGCATCAGATATACTTGCGCATGCGCCACTTGTGCAAACCGTGGATGTAGGATGGTGGAGCTTTACTATTCCGGCTTGGATTGTCGGCGGTGCAAGCGGCGCAATGGTAGATAACAGAGTAGTACGGTTATCACTGCCGCCACACCCCCAAGCTCCAGAGCGCGGTAATTATTGCAATACCGCGCCGTATCTGACGCATGAACTGTACTACCCGCCGTTTGGTGTTATCGCCATGACATCAGGCGCTATGTGCGGAGCAACGCAATTGACGATAACAACGCAGGTCGAGATTACAACGGGTAAAGCCGTGTGCAGAGTGACGGCAAACAACGGCGCGACAGTGTCCGAAAGCACCGCACAAGTCGGCGTACCCGTGCAAATTTCACGTATCGCGCTTGACCCCGAATTTTTACGAGGTAACGCAATTAAAACTGGTGTCGCCGCAATATATGCAGGCGCTAAGCAGTTTTTCAGCGGCGGCAGTGCCGGAGATGTTCTCAATGGTATTGCAGAGGGGGCGCAGGCCGTCAATGCAACAGTGACGGGTACAGGCACTACAGGCTCGGTATTACCGTATTACATGGACGCGTATCTATTAACTACTTATTATTTAATTGCTGATGATGACAACGAGCATCGCGGTAGACCCCTATGCCGAAAACTCCGCATTGATACTATACCCGGTTATATAATGGTAGCCGACCCCGATATAAAACTGGCATCCACAAGCGCGGAGCTTGACAGCGTACGCAACTATATGGCTACGGGATTTTATTACGAGTAGTTGACTTTTCACCCCTCTTTTCGTATAATAAAGAAAAGGAGGTTTTTGTATGGCTTATAAACAAAGCATCACAGACCAAAGCACAATTTACGAAAGCGCGGGTTATCCGTATTACCCCGGCGGCGGTGCGCATCGGGGTATTGACACGGTACACACCAATCATCTTGCGTATGCTCCTGCAAGCGGCACGGTGATTTGGGTACAGCACTGGAATGGTAGCACATCCGGAAACCAAAGTTGGGGCAATGCAATCCGCGTGCAGATGTCGGACGGCAGGGTATGGCTTGCCGCGCATTTTGCAAGCCAAATCCACACAGTAGGCGAAGTTATTAAAAAAGGCGATTATATCGGAGAGCAGGGCAAGACTGGCAACGTCACAGGCATACACACGCACTGGGAACTTTGGCGCGGCGCGGCTGGCGGACTGCTTGACCCGTCCGAAATCTTGGGTATCCCAAATGCCGCGCCCGCAACTTATGCAGTAGAATGGGATGCAGGCGAAAGTCCTACACCCCCCGGCCCGTCACCCGCAGTCGGACACCTGCCCATCTGGCTGATGTTCAAAATGAAGAAAGGCGGTAGTCTATAATGATAATGTCAAATTGTCCGCCCTACGAATATAACTACATCAACTCCGAAAACAGTAAAGTATCACCGTCAGTGTCTCACGCGGCAAATACCACAAGCGCGGCATATTACCGGAGATACCTACTGCAAAAGGCAATGTCTGTATTTAAGTGGAATCTGCCGGAATGGTGGAGCCGGGATTATTTTCTTTACTGCCTGTATTGTTTCGGTACTGTGGCGGTACTTAATACCGATAAGTTTGGCGCTATTCCACAGCAGTGCGGCTTAACGGGTTATGATGTTTTCTATCAGCCGTCTAAAGCGCTGATTACGAATCCTAAGTTTGCGGGCATCAAAGAGTTGACCATTGGCACACAGTGCGCCCTTTTCAAGCTACAGCCTGATTACGGCGGTATCATGGACATGGTCAATTACTACGCTAACATGATGGCACTGGCATCAGAGACAGCGATGATTAACCTGCACAACTCTAAGCTGTCTGTTATCTTTGGCGTACAGGATAAAAACGCGGCTGAAACATTAAGAAAAATGTACGATCAAATCAGCTCCGGCGAGCCAGCAGCGTTTATCGGTCAAAAATATTTCGACGACCAGGGGCAGCCCACTTGGTCGGCGTTACTTAACAACGTGGGTCAAAACTACATTGTATCGGATATTTTGGGCGATTTACGCAAAATAGAAACAATGTTCGATACTGAAATTGGCATTCCGAACGCAAACACAGATAAACGTGAGCGTCTGCTGACGGATGAAATCAACGCCAACAACGTGGAAACCGCAACCAAGTGCGAAATGTGGCTTGACGGCTGGAGAAAGTCCTGCAAAGTTGCAAACGAATTGTTTGGACTGGATATGGCTGTAGAATGGCGGCATGACCCGAAAGGAGATGATAGTAATGTCAACAATGAGCCTGCGCGGCCTGTATAATTTCAGACCGGATATTCTTGATGATTTTGCCGTACCGGACGGCGTGAGCAAGAAAATTCTGTTTCCTCTGCTCCTGGCTGACACATCAGACCTTGAAATTCTGTATCCTGACCCTGATGTAATGAAATACATGGTGTCGGCGTGGTCGCGTAGTCTTGAATATAAGTGGGAACACCTGTACAAGACAACCACGGCAGAATACAACCCGATTGAAAACTATGACCGCACAGAAGAATGGACGACAAATAATAAGGGGACTGAATCCAGCACCGTGAATCAGTCGGGAGACGGCAAAACGTCCCCCCGCGGTACAGACACTGTAACGCATGAAATCGCAGGTTATGACAGCGGTACGCTTGTACAATCGGAGCGCACCCGCACGGATGCGGGGATTGAAACAAATTCTCAGACACACAGTAATATGACTGGCAACAACGACACGGAAAACACCGAAAAACGCACAGGCCGGGCGCATGGTAATATTGGCGTAACAACTAGCCAGCAGATGCTACAGTCTGAACGTAACATTGCAGATTTTTCTATTTACAATGCCATTGTCAGAGATTTTATTAACCGTTTTTGTTTGGAGGTGTACTAATGAATATCTGGCCCTATACGAATTTCCATGAAATGAATCTTGATTGGATTTTGCAGGCAATCAAGGACATGAATGAAGAACTCCGTACCTTTATCAATGTAAACACTATTAAATATGCTGACCCCATCAAATGGAACATCACACGACAGTATGAGGCTAACACGGTCGTTGTGGACGATGCTGGAACTGCATACCTTTCCGTGAAAGCCGTACCATCGGGCATTTCCATAAGCCGAACGGAATACTGGACTGAAATCGGCAACTTTTCAAAGCTATGGATTTCTTTTAAGTCCGGTATCACGCCTTACGATGTGGGGGCATCCACTACAGCTACGGACAATTATCCGGTAAATACGCTTGTTTGGGTCAAGGATACCTTGCGTATCGTCACCAAGACAATGACGGCAGGCGACAAATTCACGGATTCGAATAGTACTCTCACGTCCGTGAATGCAGAGCTTGAAAAACTTCGAACTCATATGACTATAGCAGAAACAAATCTTGCAAAGGAAATCGCAGACCGAAAAGCCGCAGACGAAACACTGACTAATTCAGTCAACCAAAACGCGAACAATATTGCCGCTGAAATTACCGCACGGAAGGACGCAATCACCAAAGAAACGAACGCACGCATTGCTGCAGATAAGGCCTTGCAGGAGCAAATTGAGGCGGTATCTTCTACGACCTTTGCCAACATTAAAGACTATGGCGCAGTTGGCAATGGCACCGCGGACGATACGGCGGCTATTAAAAAAGCAATTGCATCCGGCTTGCCGCTGCTCTTCCCCGATGGAACATACAGCATTACAAGCGATGTCGCTTTGCAGGGTGCGTATTTTTCTTATGGCGCTATGGTCGTTGCAAGCGGATGTGTCGTTACAGTCTCCGCGCCGATTGCCGGAGCAAGTTGTCATTTTCGTAAGGCCAATAACGGCCATATCAAAATGACGGACGCAGTTGTACTGGTTGACTGGTTTAATTATCAGGGCGATTTAGGCAACGCGATTAGTAATTATCTGTCCGGCTATGAGGGCGTTGTCAAGTTTGGCCGTCCTGCTACTTATGCGGGGCTAGGCTCTGATACCCCGTATGTTGTGAGCGGTAATATTTACTTGCAACCTCATACAACGTATGATTTGCAGGGTTGTATCATTAAGCTGACTACCGCAAATGGCGGCTTTAAGTTTAACGGCACAACTACCGGGCATGTTGAGCGCACCATTTTTCGCAACGGCGTTATTATTGGCGCGACAGATGGCGTTGACGCGGCATTCACAAGCGCGTACTCCGAACGATTCTTCATTGAGGATTTGTTTGTTATCGGTTGTCGCAAAGTGCTGGAATGTATCCACACGATTAATATGCAAGTTCGTAACATTATTCACGATATCGCGTTGCCTACCTCAAAACCCGTAACAAGTTATCATCTGGTAGAAGACTCCACGGGCGCTACTGGCATTTCTGGAAATGCGTCTTTCAGAGCCGAAAATTGTATTTCCAGTTTGGGTAGTGCAACAGGTGACCGCTGGATGTTCATTGCCGATTCTAGCAGCGATATTCGCGATATTTATATCAGTAATTGCGAATGCAGTAATTCAAATGGTATCTGGATTAACTCAAATGCAACCCCGTCCACGGTTTGGGATATTCTTATAGATGGCTTTATTGCCGACCAGTGCCCGCAGGTTGGTATTTATCTAACTAATTGCTTACACGGGGCGGTGCATATCTTTAACAGCTACGCAAATGCACTTTCCTATGGTATTCGCTTGGTTGGCTCGACTGCCGTAATCAATACTTGCCAGTTCCTTGCCACAGCGAGTATGAACGGAATTTATATTGAGGGCGGCTGTCGAGCGGTATCAATCAACCATTGTACTTTTATTGATGTTCCGCGGCCTATTCAGATTGCAGATGGCGTTGGTACAATCGTGAATGATATTACCGTGACCCGTACAAAACTGTATGGAGAGAATGCCCCGGCGGTGTTTGTCGGGTCTGAATGGTGCATTATCACACGGCTGTCGGGCTGGAATATCTCTCCGGCCTATACTGCCGGCGTTCAGTTTGGCGCTGGCAATTGTACATTTGGATTTATAAACGGGTTTGACCCCACCAAATACTCCAAACTAGGCGAACCCACAAATATTCAGCAGATTTCCACCGCCGCTATTTAACCAAAACAAACCCCCTCTTTCGAGGGGGTTTTTCTTTATCCTAATGTTTCGACGCTAAAATCTTTTTCGAGTGTATCCGGATTTGCTTTTACCTCATATCGGCGGGGGGTCATTACAATCCAACTAGCTGTTAATGTCGGTCTTGCAAAGTCGGTGCGCTTACACAGTGGAGCATCATGATACGCCAGCATCGTCCCACCTGCATCATCAATTACAAGCATATCATTTAAGTTATTGATATTGTCTTTGAGAGCCGCTACGCCTTGATTCTTGCCGACACCCGCAATGGTACTTTCCAAGTGTCCTTCATAATCTCTTGCTGCGTAACACTTTGCATGGAGAAACCTAAATTCTTTGTACCCGTATTCAGCTTGCGGGTGTTCATCCTCTGCGATACCAATATATACGTTACCAGTCGATTTTTCAACTACTCTGTGCCGCAGTTCGCATTGTTTTCTTACTTCATCGTTATAGGTTTCTACTGCTGAAATTTTCTTGCCTTCAAATTTACAACTATCTGTATCCCAATATATTACATTTTCCCATCCTACTATTTTAAGTAGCCGCCATAGTTTAAGGCGCGTTAAGCTAGCCGTCCACAGCCCCCACAAAAACGGGAACTTTTTATCTTGACTGGCAACTACCTGTTTGTCAGTTTTGCTTGCCAAATTCTTTTTCCAGTTCGTTGTACAGGTTTTAATTTCTTCCCTTGTCGGCTCTACAGTATATGTATCTCGTATTGATTTTTGGGCGCAAGCGCCGAATATCGTATTAACACAAATTTTTGAAAACATATATTCGGGGGTGCCCTTCATGGTTTCTTTAATGCGAAACTTTTCAAAAATCGCGTTTCCGAAACTATCCGGCAGATACTCAAGTGCGAAAGCAAAGCCTTCTGCGAGTATCACTTCATCGTAAAAATACGCCTCTTTGATTCTCTGGTAGTCGTTGCTATCACAATATACCATAACGGCATCGGCTGCAAGCAGTCTGCCATTGTCAACGCCGTTAAGCCCTAGCACGTCCACGCACTTCGACACACTGATGACGGGGTCGGGGCATTCACTCCGGATAACAGGAGATTTTATATAGAGTTTTCCAACCCATCCATACTCGTTGTCGATAAGCCCTTGCATATCGGTTTCTTCTAAATTGTCCGGTAAATCAATCGGTTGACCCGCGGGGAATTTCCATAAAAGCTGTTGCGAGGGGTGCGCGGACTTAAAATCATAGCTGTTACAATTATAAAAAGTTCTTCCGGCTCTCCATCTTGCGCCGTGCGTGTCACCGCCTGCCATTGCGCTATACGCAAGGTACATTTGGCGTCTATTGAGTTTAAGAGACTGCATCGCTTTTGCGCATTTTCTGTCCCCCCGGATTTCGTTATTAACTGCGTCTGTTACCATGCCTGTATTTGTGTAGGGGATAGTAGCTTGATTGTAGTTATGCTCCGCCTTTAAGCGCTCTATTGCCTCATACAGGCCTAACACGTCATTGACGCAATAATCAAACTCCTGCTGCGTCAATTCTGTGTCGGGTGTACGATACACGGTATAATCTAAGTCCCCCACAAGTTTTTCGTGCTTGCAACCCTTTGTTGCTTTGGCGAGGGACTTTTGAAATAATTTAAGACTATCCCGGAGTTCCACCCCATTATCAAATGCAATATACAGGGGTTTTCTACTACCTGTATACAAGGCTTTATCTATGCCCCATACAGCCGCAAGATACTGCGACAGATACATAAATTCATAGCCTAAATTATGTACATATAACACAAGACGATTATTTTTAGTTACATGCCATTCCTCTACCAGTTCGTTAATGGTGTATATAAAATCCTCTACATACCGCAGGACGCAGCATTCACCGTCAATGCAAAATTGAATAGCGTACAAAAACCCGTCAGTATCTGTGTTAGTTGTTTCGATGTCAAGCGTGTTCGTGCAATCGATGTATTTCTTTTCTTTGGTGTATTTTTGTCCGTAGCGCCGCTTGTTTTTCTGTACGCTTTGAATTTTCCGGCCTGCAACCGCCTGCAATAATTCATCTGACGTAGTCCACGTCATGATGTCATGTGACTGCCGCATACTGTACACCTCATTTTTTGGCTTTTAGCCTTATCATGCGAATTAAAGCCCGGCCTTGGACTTTGTCGTCTGTTTCTTCTCCTGCCGCCTCTTTGCGTTGCTCTTCAATCCATGTTTTGTAATAGTCCTCTAGGCTTGCACGGTCATTTTCAATAATCATCTGATGCACAATAGTCGACCCGTAAAATTTTGCCATTTGACTCCCAAAATACTTATTCAAGAGAAATTCTAGTTCTTCTTCTGTTCCATTAAAACCCTGTGCCATGTATGTATTGATAATGGCAGTACGGTGAGCTTTAATGCCTGTTATGGTGGAAGTTTGAGCACCCACAAACTCACGTAAATAGACGAATTGCTTTACCAATTCCTGCCGTGATTTGCTTTTAACTCTCTCCGAAAATCGCTTTTTTCCAGTTTGTCTCTGCATTAAATACAGCGCCGCAGACTTCATGCCGGAGCGCTCAATCGTTCGTATTCGCTGATTTGCGGCTTTGCTTGCTTTGCGAACGATTTTTTGTAGTTCTTCTGTAGTGTAGCTAGACGGAGTTCTATTACCGTGGCTGTAGTAGTCCCACCCCAAAGACTGAAAACGCGGGCTATATGCTTTAGGTGGCTTGTCTTGTTTTACGTTTTTCATGTTGTTTTACCTCGTCAAAAATAAGGGATAAATATTTATCCCTTGGTTTTTGGCACAACCACGGATTTGCATCCGGTCGAAGTGATTCATATATGGAGTTGATAGCCCCTGGCGTTGCTAAGATTTCTCCGCGGTACTGTTCGCCAAGTTCAGACCGCACGTATAACTTCACACGTAGCATTACTTGCACCCTCTATTATACCGCGCTTGCAAGCACTCTGCAAGCGTTCCATACTTGAGGGGGCATACACCCCACGGCATATAGCCCCAAAGAATGGTAGTGCCCTTAACGGTAGTGATAGCGTAGCAATTCGAGCGTTTCATGTTAATTCCTTCTTTCTGTAGTAGGTACGCAGGGCGTAGTCTTGTACGTCTACAAACGGAGTATCAATGCAGATTTCATTCATAGGCTCACCTAAGTAGTTTGTAACTATACCCACGGGATAATTAAGCGGGTCTAACTCAAGTTCTATGTGCTCTTTCACAAGCGCGCTATAGAGACGCTCATAGTTGTCTAGATTTATTTCTCGTGCTGTCATTGTGTTTTCACATCGCTTTCAAGATGATACTTATTATATTTTTTAGTTACTTCAACAATAAGAGCATTCACTGGAATATTTGCACAACTTATAACACCCATCAGATAGCAAGTTGCCGTCTTGCTATGTATATAGTATACCACATGCCGGGGTTATGAGTTGTTAATAAAACGTGAACAAATTGTAAACATCTTGCGCTTTAGGGCGGTGAAGTGCAGTCCAGATAGAATCAATCAAATTTTGTTTCATTGAACACTTTGGGGGAATTTGCGCTTTAGTGCGCTAAAGTAACAGTACTTT